AGGCTCATAAATTCTCATTCTCGCATACATTCTCGCAAATATCTATTTAGGTCCTTAGACTTAATAGGGAATTGGCAAAATGGCATTCTCGCAATAAAGAATGAGTGCTCAGAAATAATTTTCAAAGAAACAAAATAAACATGCAAAATCAAAGAGAAGTTTCTCAATAACTGATTGATTTTCAATAAATTAGGCCTTAATAAACAATATAAACAATAAATATATAGAAGAGATAAAATAGATTTGAAATAGTGATATGTGAATAGATAGGCTTATCATATATCACATATAACGGTATAAGACTTCATAGAAGAGTTAGAGATGATTGTTTCTATGCCCTTTGATTTCTATTCACTAATTAAATTTAATAAATTATTGATTTTCAATTAGTTTTATTTTGTGAAGTAGAAACACGAAAAACAAAAGCTTAATTTTCTATTCACTGATTAAGATACATGCCTAAATACTTGTGAAGTATGATATTAATATGTTAATTATCCACTAATATAAAAAATGTTAATTTTTGATTTTTAGTCTGCGAGAATTTTTACTTATCAGCCTTTATGACTTTATTTGCAAAAACATTAAAAATATACACATGATACGAATAGGTAAATACAAGTACTTGGTAGACTTACAAGAAGGTTCTAATATTGAATCTGTAAGCGCTTATTTTATACTAGAATTTGAATATGATAACAAGTTCTATGTTGGCTGGGCAGGAGAAACTAACGGCATTTCTGTAAAGAATAAAATAGATAGGCTTATATACAATGCGTTTCACAACGTCTCATGGTTACACAAAAATAATCCGGACCTTGTAAAAGCCATAGTAGAAAGCAAATACATAACGGTGACAACAGAAGAAATTCCTTTTAATGCTTTATCGCTACCAAACGGCTTGTTAAATGTATATTCAAAAATGTATGAGTTGATAGACGAGTATAGTGCCTATGCACCATACGGGCATAATATAATAAATAGTCTAAATAAATGTGCAGCAGAAAAAGCCGTCATACCAGGATATGCCGCAAAATGGGAAATACCAGACACAATACGTAAATCAGGAACAGACACTATACGTAGTTATCCACATAGGGCTGTGTATCAGTATACTAAGATAGCAGAAAATACATATAAATTCTATAAAAAGTGGGATTCTATAAGAGAATATGTAAATTCGGTATCTACAAAAATCAATCCAAGCGCTATATATATGTGCTGTAACGGTCAGCGAAGAATAGCATACGGCTCTGTATGGAGATTTAATAACACAGATGATATAATAACAGTAGAACCAGACCTTAGAAAAGCGACCGAATATAGACAGTTGCAAAACCAAATAAAAAAAGACACAATACTAGAAGAAAAAAGTAAAACTATATTAGATAAACAACAAAAGTATAATAATCAATATGAAAACAGATAAAATAGCACAGAAATTAGCAGATATATTGCCAGATAGACCAGTAGTTCCCGGAATGTCTAATCCAGACACATCCAAACTTGTAGAACAAGAAGCCACGCGCATCAAATCAAAGCAAGATGCAAAAGAATTGGCTCGTATTAAGTATCTTGAAAAGCAGAAGCTTAAAAATCTTCAAGTTAAACAAGAAAAGCGTCAATCATTAGCAGAAGAACTCGGCGTGGAAGAAATACCAGATGGCCAAACTGAGTTTCAAGCTAAACGTATCGTAGAACAGCAAAAACGAGTTGAGGCTATTGAGGCACTTGAGGCTCAGACTGTAGAGCCACTTAAAGCAACTGAGTTAGCAGAACGCCATGACTCGGGCAGAGGTTCATATTCATCAGCTATACGCTCAGCACTTCAGTTACAAGGAGCATCAAGACCTGAAATAACAAAACTTCTTACTAGCCTTAATATCAATTTAAGTGTTCAACTTACAAAGCAGGACACGGCTAATTTATTGGCTTGTTTGTTAACGTGCAATGAAGCGCAGTTGGCAGCTCTATATAGTAATAAAAAAATACCAATTGTTATCAAGACAGTTATAAAACGTTTGCAAGATGACGCAAAACTCGGTAATATAGAAACAGTTGAGAAGCTTTGGGACCGTGTGTTTGGAAAAGGTCAAATGCAGCTTAATCTACCTGAGCAGCAACAACTCCAAACTGGAATCATACCAAATGTTCCGGTCAGTAGAGAGGCGTATATCGTCATCAGAGATACTTTAATGAAATAATAAAACTTAAAAGAATATGGCTCTAACAGATAACAATTTTGTAGCTTTGAAAGAGAAAGAATATGCTCTTTCACATGAATATTTATTATCTATATTGGACTACAATCCAGAAACAGGTGTATTTAGATGGAAATACGCAAATAAGTTACGTAGAGATAGCCCTAATATAGGAGATATAGCAGGTACTACTATAGATTATAAAGGATATTCTAATATAGTAATAGGGCAAAATGTATATAAAGCTCATAGATTAGCATGGTTTTATCAATATGGAAAATGGCCGGATGATAATATGGAAATAGACCATATAGACGGAAATCCATTAAATAATAAAATTAATAATTTACGCCTTGTGCCCGGTATGCAAAATAGCAGAAATCGTAAAATGCATATAAATAATACATCTGGCCATACAGGAGTCTATTGGCATAAAAAGCACCAAAAATGGGTTGCAGCTATAGGAAATGGTAAACGCAAAAATGGAAGAGCTCTATATGACTGCTTAGGCTATTTTGATAACTACGAAGATGCTGTAAAAGCAAGAGAAGCAGCAGAAATAAAATATAATTATACACAACCAAAAAGATAAATATTATGATGTCAATCAAGGAAATGCAAGAAAAAGCAATAGATACAACAAAACTAGGTATGATTAATGCTATAGAGATGTTAAGGCTTGAAGCCTTAACATCTTTTGAAAAGTATACAAAACTTATGTTTAAGGCTCAATATCATACCTCATACATAATAGCTGAGCATCATAAAAAAATTATAGATACATTACAGAAAGTAGTTGACGGTGATATAACAAGACTTATAATTAATATAGGACCTAGATACGGGAAAACACAACTTGTAATTAAATCATTTATAAGTTGGTGTTTTGCGCTAAATCCACGATGTCTTTTTTTACATCTATCATATTCAGACCTTTTAGTGAATGATAATTCAGATAATATACGAGAAATAATGTCTCTTGAAATATATAAAACACTTTTTCCGAAATCAGCACTTGCATCTGAGAAAGGCTCATCTAAAAGGTGGAAAACTAAAGCAGGCGGAGAACTCTATGCAGTATCAACACAAGGCCAAGTAACAGGATTTGGTAGTGGCCGCCTTGATTCAGATATTGATATGATGGATGGAGGAAATGATATATTTGCCTTTGACGACCACACCAATGAGCTATTAAAAATGGTTGGAGCTACTACAAATATATTCCAAGGCGCAATTATGATTGATGACCCAATAAAACCGGAGGACGCGGCGTCTGATTTAGTAAGAGAACGTGTAAACCAACGATTTGAAAACACAATTCGTAATCGCGTTAACTCACGTAAAACACCTATAATTATAATAATGCAAAGACTTCATGAACACGACCTTTGCGGTTATTTGCAAGAGATAGAACCAGATACATGGACTGTTTTATCACTTCCAGTTATACAAACAGACCCTGAGACAGGAGAAGAACACGCTCTTTGGCCAATGAAGCACAATCTTGAGGAGCTATATAAACTACGAGAGATTAACCCGGTAGTATTTGAGACGCAGTATATGCAAAATCCAATTCCTACTGAGGGCCTTATGTATCACGAGTTTAGAACATATCAAAATATAGAATTGCCATCAGGCTCTAAAGCTAATCAAAGATGGTGTTACGTTGATACAGCTGATACTGGCTCTGATTATTTATGTGCAATTTGCTTTATAAATACTCCAGAAATGCTATATGTAATTGATGTGCTATACACACAACTGCCCATGGAAAAAACTGAAGTAATGTTGGCTAAAATGCTCACAGAAAACAGTATAACAGAATGTCTGATAGAGTCCAATAATGGTGGTAGGCAGTTTGCTAGAAATGTAAAGCGTATTACAAGAGCTACTTTGCATAATTTCAAAACAGCCATAAATACTTTTACACAGACAAAAAATAAAGCTGCTCGTATTTTTTCAAATTCAGCTCTTGTTAACTCAGATGTAGCGTTTCCAGAAAATTGGGATAAAAAATGGCGTGAATTCTATAATGCTATTACAACTTATCGTAAAGATAATAAGCGAAGGACTGCTCATGATGATGCACCAGATGCATTAACTGGAGTAGTAGAAATGCATAGTAGAAAAGCTGGAAGGAAGAAAATATCATTGAGAAATTGAGTTAAAATTCATATTCTCGCATTATTCTCGTAATTTCTAGGCTTCTAAATTATATATGAATGATTAAATTATAAGCCTTGAATAAACATAATACGAGAATATGAGATAAAAAATACCTATATAAAAAATGTTAAAAGCAGTACAACTTATAAAGAAATTTAGTATATTCGCACTGTGGAGAAGTCAATTCGAAGCAAAAATACAGGTAATTCGATGCAAGTTAAGGGTAGCTGCTCGGTAGTATTAACATTAAAAACATAAATAATATGGGATTAAACTGTGGATGCCCTGCCGGTGCTCATATCGCCGACCTTGAGATTGCTGAATGCAAGGAGAGTATGGGGCAAGTTCAAAAAGTTGCATTCCAGCGCATTTATAAGACAGCTGGAACGAAGAACTCTGTTACTGACCCGACTAAGAAAGCATCGTTTTCTACCTTGTTTTCTGCGGCTGACGGTTCTAAAATGACAGTTTCTCCGTATATTCAAGGACCTACTTCTGAGCCTGGTGCAGCTCGTACATTCGGTGGAGGTAACCAGACACTCGGAGGTATTGAGATTACAATTGGCCGTGAGCCGACAACGTTCTCTGCCACTATTTATCAAGAAAGTCAGAAGACAATTGCACAGCTGAAACGATACATGTGTGAAGAGATTGGCGTTTGGCTGATTGATGAAAACGGCAACATCGGCTGCTTGGTAGATGACCAGGATGAGCCTACAGCATACTTCCCAATTCCTATTGGTAAGTTCTTTGTTGGTGACAAGAAGCTTGGTGGTTTTGAAGAGCCGGACAGTAATATCATTGAATGGTCATTCTATCCTAACTGGAGTGATAACTTCTACATCATTAAGCGCGAAACATTGGACTTCAATCCTCTTACAGATTGGGTTAATGCTGCTTCCGTTGGAGCTTAAAACTTTCAGTTATGAGAAAGAAAAAAGAACAAACAGTAACGTTAGTTGTGCCTAAGTACAATATGAGGCAGGAGTTTGGCATTCAGCATGCCGAACGCCTGCTTGATATGGGCACAGCCATAAATGGTGGATGGGAATTACCTAAAGATAGCAATTATACTTACGACGAAGAAAATGGCCTTAGAGTTAAATCAGATAAAGCAAATTCTGCAAAAGCCGACTAAACGTCAGACTATTCAGAAAGCTGTAAACATGCAGCGTCGTCTTAGATTTCATACTGAGACGAATGTTGCTGTATCTGATATTAACCAACCTACAGCTATATTCCTTGATTGGGTAAGACAGTTGCTTCCGAAGGATAAATTCAACATATTCCTTCATCTGTTCAAATTTCCGTTGCCTACACCTGCTGTAGTTGAGGACGTCTATAGAGAACTCGAAAGGGTTTTCTATAGTCGTAACTCATCAAGCTCATACCAGTTTACAGACTCAGAGCTTGCAGAAGACTGGTCTCAGTATAAAAAGAATAACCTCAATGAGCCAGAGGTGTGGAAGACAACCGGATGGAAAAGAATGCAGGTATCGCCAAATAGTATTTTGGTAGTAGACCTTCCTCAAGTACAAACATCTTTGCGCCCAGAGCCATATTTTTATTGGCTTGAGATTGATGCTGTAATTGATTACCAGACTTCTAAACTTGATGAAAATCAGTTTGAGTGGCTTATTTTCAAACAGCCGGAACATCGAATAGCTGTATTTGATGATACTTCTATAAGAGTATATCAGCTGAACGAGAAGAATGAAATTCAGTCACTTATTTCAGAGGCAAAGCACGATTTAGGATATTGCCCAGCTCGGTTCTTTTGGTCAACGCAACTCAACGAGAAAAATAAAGACCTTAAGAAAAATCCAATTACAAAAGAGCTGTCAAATCTTGACTGGTATTTGTTCTTCTCCATTTCGAAGCAGCATTTAGACTTGTATGCGCCTTATCCTATATATAGTGCATACGAAGCTGATTGTAACTTTGAGAATAATGAAACCGGTGATTACTGTGATGGAGGTTTTCTACGTAATGCAAAAGGCGAATATAAAATTCTCAACGATGGAACAGTTGAAAAGTGTCCTTGCTGTAGCGAAAAGCGTATAGCTGGTCCTGGTTCATTCTTAGAAGTTCCTATACCAAATCAATCTGAAGGTGTCGCAGATATGCGTAATCCTGTTCAGATAACTACTATCGATAAAGACTCACTTGATTATAATGTCAATGAGTGCGCAAGGCTTAAAAATGAAATTGTAATTTCTGTTGTTGGTTCAGGTGGTACTGTAAGTGAAAAAGAAGCTATCAATGAAACTCAGGTAACTGCTAACTTTGAAAGCAAAACCTCAGTTCTCAATGCCTTAAAGACCAACTTTGAATTGGCACAGAAATTTGTTGAAGATACTGTTTGCAAACTCAGGTATGGAGGTGCTTTCATATCATCTTCTGTAAACTGGGGTACAGAGTTTTACGTTTTCACAGTAACAGAGCTATATTCTAAGTACAAACAAGCAAAGGAGAATGGTGCGTCTAACTCAGAACTAGATGCTATATCGCAACAAATTCTTGAAGTTGAGTATCGTAACAATCCCTTGGTACTTCAGAGAATGCTCATCTTAAAGCAATTGGAGCCATATCCACATAAAACGCTGGATGAAGTGTTAAAATTGTATGAAAAAGAGTTATTAAATGAAAATTTGGTAAAGCTTAAAATAAATTTTAGTACTTTAGTCGAAAAATTTGAACGTGAGAACATTAACATAATTGAGTTTGCTTCAAATAAGCCAATGAGAGAAAAAATAGATATTATAAACAAAAAACTTTTGGAATATGTTACAGAAATTGGAACTTCAGCAACTACAGGCACTCAGTCTTGAGGATGTTAAGTCTTATAAGAAAAAGGCCGTAGAGCGTAAAGCAGAACTAGAAGCTGCTAAGGCTAAAGGCGGAAAAGCTTGGACAAGCGACTTACAGGAAGAGCTTGACGAGGTAGTTCTTTTCCTAGTAGATGTCGATGATATTATCGAAGAAAAATCATCAACATCGAAAACACAGGCTAAGAGTGGTTATACTCCTAAGCCGGGTACTGAGAAGATGGTGCACTTGTCAATTGTGCGCGGTCGTAGGTTTAATCCAATGACTGGCGAAGAAGAGTCACCAGCATATACTCAAATGTTCACATTCGCAGAGTGGCAGCTTTTCAAGAAAACGTATAAAGGCCTTGGTTATACCATTATGGCGGCCTTGCATGACCCATACGGAGATGCTGCAGAGTTAGTACAAAAGTAATTAACAATAAAAACAAAGCTATATGTTAACAATTGAGATGCTACGACAAAGTTCAGCTTTAACAGGTCTTACAGATGACCAGCTGAATGCAATTGCTGAGATGTCAAGAAATGATGAGAATACCGTTATAGGTACTAAAATCGGCGCATTGCACGGTCAGTATGACACTGATATTCTTGGTATTACAGGCATTAAAAAGAAAGATGGTGAAAAAAGTTACGACTATGCTAAGCGCGTACTTGGCGAGTACAAAACTAAAGCAGAGTCTGTGAAAACAATTCAAACTCAGCTTACTGCTGCTCAGGCACAGGTTGCAGAGCTCCAGTCTAAACTTGAAAAAGGAGCTGGCGATGAAACTTTGAAACAACAGCTGAAAGATGCTAAAGCCCAAGTAACTCAGCTTCAAACTCAACTTCAGACAAAGGAAACTGAGTTCAATACCAAAAAGGCAGAGTTTGATAAAACTATTAAGGACACGCATGTAGATTATGCTTTTCAAGCTGCTACAGCAGGTCTTAAGTTTAAGAGTGGTATTACTGAGCCTATTCAGAAGACACTGCTCAACGCTGCAAAAGCAGAAGTCCTTGCAAAAGGTACTCCTGATTTCATAGAGGACGGCCAAGGAGGAAAGAAACTTGTTATTCGTGGTGCGGATGGTAATATCCTTAACAACCCGAAGAACAATCTTAATCCTTACACAATGCAGGAGCTTGTAATGGAAACATCGCTTAAAGATGTAATTGACAAAGGCCGTCAGCAGGCAGGCGGTGGAACAGGAGGCTTTGGGTCCGGTTCAGGCGGAACAGGTGGAACACTTGATTTGTCTGGCATCAAGAGCCAAGTTGAGGCCGATAAAGCCATTGAGGCACATCTGCTCGCAAATGGTTTAACCCGTGACTCACAGGAATTTGCAGGCCAGTCAATGCAACTGAGAACTGAAAACAATGTGGCAAGTTTGCCTATTAGATAAAATGGCACATCCTAAGAGATAAACGAAAAAATGCTATGAGGCGTAAAAGGGTAATGCACCATATTAGCATAAGTATTAACAATTAAAAAACTTAAAAGTTATGAGTCTAGTTTTAACACGTATCCAGAACATCCGTGCGAACTCTAACCTTGATAAGTTTGAGTATCGCCCCAGTAGGTACGGTGCGCTGAACGCTTTTATGGTGCAGTCTGAAGACCCTACTGGCATCCTCACTGAGGAACTGAAGCAAAAAGCAAGGACCTCTATCGGTAACACGCTGGAAACTCCGGTAATTGACTACGATGCTGATATTACTATTGGTAGTACTCGCACCTTGACAATCGCCGACAGTGAAAACACTTCTAAGATGGTTCAAATCACATTTGCCACTTATGCATGGGGATTTACTATTGCTCCGGCAATGTACATGAACAACGAAATTGGCATTCAGAAGGACTTTGAAACCAAGATGATGAAGTACATCTATGCTTTTGCGAAAAAGCTTGATGAAGCCGCTCTTGCTACTCTTGCAGCCAACAAAACACAGGTTTTGAAAAACCCGCTGCTGTATGACTGGTCTTCTAATGCCATCAACGCAAAGTGGACTGAACGTGAAAACGTATTTGGTGACCTTGAGGTTATGATGGGAGCAAATGACTTCTATGGCCAGTTGCATATTGTAGGTGACCCTGGTGTTGAGTCTATTATGCGTAAACTGCAGCAGCACGGCCTTTACAATGATGTAAACAAGCAGAATGAATTCGGCACTAAGGTTGTTCACCTGACAAATAACATTGCAGCTGCTGGAGGTAAGTATGCTCAAGGTTATGCTGTAAATGCAGGCTCTCTTGGAATGTTGACCCGCTTCGAGCGTGACTGCTTGCTCGGAACTGTTTCCGGTGACGGTCATGAGTGGGGTATTGCTACTTTGCCTCTGTTGAATATGCCTGTTGGTACATACTTCTACGATTCTGTAGGTGACTACAATGCTATCGCAGGAGCCGCTACTGCTGATATGACTCGTACGCGCAAAGAGCACTATGGTTTTGCTGTTGACGTGGCCTTCTTGACTGCATATAACAGTGCACCTAGCACTTTGGCAAGTCCTATTCTGGCATTCAACGTATCAAGCGAGGATGCAGTTTATGCTAAGCCTGTGGTCGTTGTCAACTCTGAAGACAATCCGGTTAACACTAAGGAGGCTTCTGCGGGAGTTGGAGGATGATAAACCGATAGCAAATCTTTGAGTTGTTATTAGCTTTGGTAGGAGGCACACTGAGCCACTAGGCGATAGTGGCCTCCTATTTTTCATTAAAAATTAAGAATTATGGTTAGAGCCAACGATATACAAGAAAAGCTGTTACGTCTTATTGGATGGGAGCAGAATTATGATACATCAGACTTAAAAATATCTGATGCTTTAACTGTGAGTGAAAGTGGCTTATATTTTCAACAAATTCATCCTTTGCTGACTTTGCAGAATATGTCATGTATTGCTCCGGATTTTAAGAATATTACTTTTCCAGAATACAATTCTGAAAAGGAATATAGCAAAGGCAATGTAGTTGATTATCAAGGAACACAATATAAAGCGCTTCAAAAAGCACAAGGAAAACAGCCCGATATTGAGTCTGAGTATTGGGTTAAAACCAATTTATTTTCTGAATGGCTCGAGAGCAAAACAAAAGCAAGCATTCAAAAGGCTATTGCTAGATACTGCAATGAAAAAACGGTAGAAGGAACAAATAAGCCATTATGCGAAAGTCGTACTTTGTTTGATGGAACAGGTAGATTAGTAGATACTGTAAATAATAAGAAAAACCTAGTTGGCTTTGAAATTGTACCAGTAAGAGCAAAAGGCGTAACCACAAAAATAAATAAAATATGTCTTCAGTTTACTAAAGCTGGAGAATATATTTTGTATCTTATGCATTCAAGTATGGATGCCCCAGTAAAGATTATAAAGCTTAATAAGATACGAGATAATAGCGCTGAATGGTTTACAATCAATGACCTCTATTTGCCATATCAAAGTGAAGATAATGACGCAGGAGGAAGTTGGTATTTGTGCTATTTTCAGTCTGAACTTCCAGAGGGAAGTCAAGCTATTAGAAAAAATAAAGACTGGTCAAAAGAGCCTTGCGGTTCATGTTCACGTAGAGAATTACTTGCTTGGATGGCATGGTCTAAGTATCTTGAAATTCATCCATTTTTTGTAAATGAAGAACTTGTAGATGCAGTTAATTTCAATGATGACTTTAACGAAGATTTTGCAAAGTGCCCGCTTCATCTATGGGATGTTGAAAATAATCAATATACTTATGATAACAACTACGGATTAAACTTAGAAGTTACTGTAAGCTGTGATATTACAGATTTTATAATTGAACAGAGAATGATGTTCCAAGATGTCATAGCTAAGCAGGTAGCTGTAGATATGTTACGCGAATTTGCATATAACTCTAACGTAAGGACAAATAGGCATTCAATCAATGCTTCTCGACTTGATATATTATATGAAGTAGATGGTGACTCTTCTTCTATGAAAAAATCAGGTTTAAGTTATCAGTTAGATATGGCTTTCAAGGCCATTAAGCTAAGTACTTCTGGAATTGATAGAGTATGTTTGCCATGCCGAAACAACGGCATTAAATATAGAACTGTATAAGTATGGCTGTAAAACGATATAATGCGACACTTCGCAATCTGGAATATAGGCTGCGAAGTTTTAAGGATAGCTTGCCTATGCTGTTAGAAGATATTGTGCGTGACAAAGAAGACGTAATAGTATCAGCTATAGCAGATGACCAGTTATATCGTCGTGGTATCAATGGTAGAGGTGAAAAGATAATGGATTATATGCCATATAAGCCTAAAACCATACAAATAAAAAAGAAAAAAGGTCAGCCTACTACAAGGGTCACATTACGAGATACAGGTGCTTTTCACGAGTCTATGTTTGTAGTATTTGACTCAGAAGGTTTTTATGTGACCGCGAGTGATGAAAAAACACCTGAACTTATTGAGAAATATGGTGAAGAGATTTTTCGCTTAACAGATAAAAATTTTACCAGAATAATTCGTTCTCACATAAGAAAAGAATTAGTTAAACGATTAAAACAGGCAATAAGGAAATGAAGGAAAACTCAGTACAAATAAGATTTAAGGAAGACCCTGTATTGCTTGACAAGATATTACAGGATATGCAAAAGTCGCTTATGAACAGACTTAAGTGGCTTAATTATGCATTTGGTAGAGCGTATAAGCTTGTAGAACATAGGCCAGATGGTAATAAGTTTATATATCCTGCGATGTATAACGGCAATGGAGAATATGTGTCACTTTTACCGAATGATAACTTTGGCAATTTTTCATGGTTTGATATTTATGACCCACAAAAGATTACTGAAGTAGTTCAATCATTGCCACAATATACTTTCAGCGGGGCCATTATATTCTGGTATGACCTCAGTAGCATTTATGAAGATGAAACTGTTATGCATACAGAAGAAGTAAAAGATGAAATTATGCGAGTATTAACTACTCCGGGTCTTATTACTACGACTGGTAAGCTTGTTATAAATGATATATATGAGCGCTTTGAAAATATATACAAAGGTTATTCAATAGAGAAAATCTATAATAACTATACTTATAAAGGAGAAGGTATACAAGATATTGATAAACAATTCTTCATGTACCCTTATGCAGGAATACGAATTGAATTTACTTTAACAACTAGAGAATTATGTCAACGGTATATTTTATAACAATGCTTTCGGCTTTAATATATATAGCCTTAGCAGCAGCATTTGCTATTTTGCTAATTGGAAAACTCGGTGTGCGCGATGAGATAATTACCAGAGCTCCTAAGCTTATTTCTCAATTATTCGATTGTGACTTTTGCTTAAGTTTTTGGACATCGCTTATTATCGCTATCATTCTCGCTATTTTCTTTAACGAGATGAGTATTATACTTATTCCTATCATATCAACCCCTATAACGCGAATTTTAATATGAAAAACCTGATAGTAAATAAAAAAGTCGTACGGGTATATGACAGCATAGATGAAATGCCTATTGTAAATTTTCAGAAGTACAATAAGTATTTGCTTATAGACTCTGGAATTGGCTCAGATGCAGATGATATTGATGCCCATATAACCCGTGTTGCTAAATTCATTAAAAGCAATAATGCCAAAAAAGCTTTGCAAGAACTGCAAAACATGAGGCAAAATATGTATATGGTGAACAACGAAATTTCACCAAGGTATTTAGCTTTTGCAGCTCTTATCCACAGCATAGACGGTAAAGAAGTTAATGATTTGTCAGACGATGGACTTAAAAATATATTGGCCAGGCTTAAAGAAATAAAGCATTCAAAGATTATAGACTTTTTGACTTGGCTTAAAAAAAAAGTAACCACCGAACTTGAAATGTACTTTCCAGGAGATTTTGTAAATCCAAAGGAAAAAGATGCATACGATAAGTTAAAGCAAAGAACACTTCTTGTGTTGGGCTCTATGATAAATGACACAGATAACTCTGAACAGATAGAAGCCATAGATATGATAATGCTTAATATGCATTCTCCAAAATCATACATAGGAAGTGAGTCTGTTGAGATAAAATATGATAAGCAATTTGAAAGTACTTGTCTTTTGATAGCTCAAAAAACAAGCATGGACGCTAAAAAGATGACAGTACTTCAATTCTATAATGCTGTTGATAATATAAAACAGCAATTAGAAGCAGAAAGCAAGAGTGTTAAACGGCATAAAAGGAAATAATTATGGCTGAAGACGATAAGATAAAATATAGCGATATAATTGAGCCGGATGACTCAATTGAAAAGCTTGTCAAGCAACTTGGCGAGCTCAATCAGTCATACGAGACAATGGTAAATGCTATCAGAGCAGGTGCAGATAGGATTGTACATTCTCTTAAATCTGCTAGTGGAGCTACAAGTGAAGGGCGTAAAGCTATCGATGAAGCAACAGCGTCTACGTCAAGACTTGAAAGAGCTCAGAATGAGCTTAAATTAGCTTTATCTGATACAGGTAAACAGATTGCTTGGCTTAAAGCACAAACTTCAGATGCTAATAGAGCAACTGTAGAACAGCAGCGTTATATCCAGCAAGCTATATCTTCTTATGACCGCCTTAAGTCTGACCTAAAGCAAACAGTTGAGCTATATAAGTCTTTAACTGCGGCTGAAAGAGCAGATAGCGAAATGGGGCAACAGCTACTCAATGATATTCTTAATTTGAAAAATCAGATTAAGGCCCTTGATGACCAAATGAAGCCTCATATCCAAACTCTGTCTGAAGTAGAAAAGGCAGAGCAAAGATTAGCTTATTTACAGTCAGATGAAGGTAAAAGATTACTTGAGTTAAAAGCTAAAATTGCTGAGCTTACTTCTGCTAGAAAACAGCAGAAAGCTACAGTAGACCCATTAGCTCAGGCTCAAGAGAAACTTGCCTATGCTCAGTCAGAAGAAAATCAGCAGCTTAAACTCTATTCAACCCAAATACGAGAAGCAAATCAGATTGCTCAATTACAGGCTACAATTGCTAATTCTGCAGAAGGCTCTTATAATAGACTTTCGGCTCAATATGCATTAAATAAAATACGACTTAATCAGATGTCTGCAGCTGAGAGAGAAGCTGCTGACTCTGGTAAAAAGCTTGAAGCTGAAACAAATGCAATTTATCAGCAGATGATAAAATTGCAAGAAGCGACAGGTAATTATAGATTGTCTGTAGGTCATTACCAAAAAACATGGGATGGCTTAGGTATTTCTATTTCTCAAGTAGTACGAGAATTACCTGCTGCAGCTGTATCACTTAATACATTCTTCTTAGGTATATCAAACAATATACCTGTGGTAGTTGATGAAATTAACAGACTAAGAAAGCAGAATGAATTATTGGCTGCTGAAGGAAAAGAGCAAATAAGTGTAACAAAGTCTGTTGTAAAATCACTATTTAGCTGGAATACCGCTTTGGCTGTATTACTTACCGTATTTTCTATGCACGGTAAAGAAATTATCACATGGATTAATAAAACGTTAGCAGGTAGAGATGCAGCTAAATCTTTTGAAGATGCTTTAGAGGACTTAAATGATGAGCTAGGAAAAGGGTCTACAGGGTCTTATGGCCAGCAGATAGCAGTATTAAGAAGATTATCTGAAAATTGGAAAGATTTAGGGGATAATATAAAAGCACAAACACAGTGGATTAAAGATAATGAAAAAGAGTTCAGTAAATTAGGCATCACCATTGATAGTATAAATGATGCCAATAATGCTTTTGTAGATAATACTGAATCTGTAGTGGCCGCATATAAAGCAAGAGCTAAAGCAGAAGCTGCGCTGAATGTTGTGTCCCAGCAATACCAAAAACTATTAGTTGCAGAAAATAAAGCTGAACTTGAAAAAGTGCGTGAGTACGGCTTTTTCGACAAAACTATAAATTACTTTAAAGCTTTATGGGGCGGCATTTCTGGACCAGACTCTGATTTGTCACTTGGGACTAGATTAAAAAAGCAAAGGCAGAGAAATGTAGAAAGTTTACAAAAAGATGCAGATGCTCTTGAAAAAGAAGTTGAAAGCTATTTCAACGTATGGAAATTTTATGAAGACCAAGCAGATGCTCTATTTAAAGAAATTGGCTTAGAAGAATCTCACAAAAAAGATAAAAGAGGTCGTACACCAAGAGACGCTGATGACCGCCTAAATAACCTGGCATTAGCAGCCGAAAAAGCATATCAAAAGAGCCGTACAGAGATTGAGAGGGATGAAAATAAGAAGCGCAGAGCTGAAGCCTTTGCATCATTCAATCAAGAAATAGCTGATTTAAACGATAAATATTCTAGAATCCAAAAAATACTGAATGGTCAAGACGAAAAATATAAAAAGCTTACAGAAAGCCAAAAAGAAACAGCTATCAAAGCACTAGATGATATAGAAAATGCTATAAAGAACAAGCAAAAAGGCTTAACTCTAAGTCTAGATTTGCTCAATATAGATGTAGAAATACAAAAAGCTGAACAGCTATTAGAGTTGTTAGAATTAGAAGGTGAAGTATCAAAAAAAGGTTCTTATGAGGAACTCAGCAATTCATTAAAGCGATTAGATGTAGAAAGACAAATAGCATTACTTAAGAATGCTCAGTTACCAGAAGCTAAAAGACAACCTACAAGCGCTATAAATGCATCTTTTGATAAACAAAAGGCTATTACTGTTGGTAGTTTTAATATGTCAAGCTTCGATGAGCAACAAGCTCTTGATGAAGCTGTATTTAATGAAGTTAAGCGCAGCGAAACTGAGATAACCCGATTTAAGCTTGAACAAGAAAAAGCTAGATGGCAAGAACAAATACGTTTAGCAGAAGCTGGTGGACTAGATTGGAGTCAAGCTCAGATTGATGCTGCTAAAGCCACGGTTAAAGGCATTGACCATGAATTATCAGAGCTTGATGACTTTATTAAAAACATCGGTAAAAAAGGTTTAGGCGGTACTTTGCTTGAGAAACTTGGCTTTGATGATGACCAGATTGATGCCCTAAAAGATGCTGTAAATATAGTAATAGAACAGCTTCAATCCATTATGGATGCCGAAGTTGAATTAGCTGAACAGGCCGTAGAAGCAGCTGAAGCTCGAGTAGAGGCCGCACAAAAAGCTTATGATGCCGAGGTTGAGGCTCGCAATAACGGCTATGCTAATAACGTAGCTACTGCTAAAAAAGAATTAGAGCAAGAAAAGAAAAATCAGCAAGAAAAACAAAAAATGCTGCAGGCAGCCCAAAAACGTCAAGAAGCAATGAACACTGTTACTCAGGCATCTTCGCTTGTCACAGCATCTGCTAATTTGTGGAGTTCATTCTCTTCAATTCCTATTGTTGGCCCAGCTCTCGCATTAGCTGCTATTGCTACAATGTGGACATCATTTGCAGTAGCTAAAATTAAAGCCAAACAAGTAACAGCGAGCCAGTCTGATGAATATGGAGAAGGAGGTCTTGAGTTCTTGGAAGGAGGCTCTCATGCATCTGGTGATGATATTGATTTGGGTGTAAAGAATAAGAAGAAGCGCAGAATGAGAGCTGAAGGTGGAGAAGCACTTGCTATTATAAGTAAGAAGCGAACTAGGAAATACAAAAAGATACTTCCAGATGTTATTAATAGTCTAAATAAAGGAACATTTGAAGATAAATATCTTAATGCATTTGCTAGCTCAGATGGGTTGAATATTTCTCTTAATTCTAATGGAAGCGTGGACCTTTCAAAAATAGAGAATGATGTGCGAAGCATTAGAAAACAGAGCGAAACTAAGTATTATACACTACCTAACGGCACAGTAGTTATTCAGCATAAAAATGTTAAACGAATTATAAAGAATTAAAGATATGATACCTCCAAAATATAAATTTTACATATCGAAGAATGGTGGTGATAAAGTAGAAGTAAATCCACATTATAAAGAGCTTAATAAGAAATATGCTAAAGAAAGTGGGCAAGAATTTTTCCGTATTTCACTTGATGGTAAAATAAATCTGTTTGGGAGTGATTACGAGCTTGTGCGCAATTCAAGTCTAGAAGACCAGATGATACTTATTATAGATAAATACAATAGGACTTCTGGTAAATGGATAGAGTATTATAAAGGCGAATTTAATAAAACAGATTGCAAACTTGACTATGAAAAAAAGTCATGTGAGCTTAAAACAACAGCTCTCGATGAATATAATGATGTGGTTAATAAATATGAAAATACTTATGACCTTATAAAACTTGCTCCAGCTATATCAAGAATAAACCTGCATAAACGTTCTTTAATGCAGGTTTATGTAAAAGGTGCCAATTCAATATCTAATTTTTTTGGCGGCATATACTGGGAAGATGACGTAAATGAAGTAATCGACAACCATAATGACTTGATAAACAAGTATTATTTTTCTTATATAAAAGCAGGAAATGAGTTTTATATAAGAAATGCTAACATTTCTGATGTTAATGGAGTATACGCTGGAACAAACGGATATTGGAGTAAATGGAATCCAGGTTACACGTGCAAAATGGAATTAGTAGATGGAAGCTCTACTATGTATTGGATACGTTTATATAGAAATTCAGATAATACCCTGTTATATCAGTCAGAAAAGCAATGGTCTGTTACTGACCCTGACAATAAATATATAGGGATCGAGAATATTAAGATGGTAAATGTAAATAATTCAAATGATACGTTTACTATAGAGAGTCCTTTCGTATATCATATCTACAGGCGTTTGCTTTGCGATGTAGATTCTGTAGAAGACTCTGAAGGTGTAAAGAATACATACGACTTGCCGTCTGATGACTTTGTCACAGACAACAGAAATTATAAAAAGTGTATTGGGCTAACAGGCGGAATGTTTTTCTGTACTTCTAGAGCAGTAGATGAACCTACAAGATATGGCTTAAATGACTATAACCAGTATTTTACTAATGAATTTATTCCTAGTAGCGTTGGTATAGGCAGACCTTTGCCTATTAGTAGAAATTCTTGGGCTAATGCTTCATTGTGGTATGTATATGATAGCTATTATTCTTTATTTGAGCAGAGATTAAGAAAGCAATATACTCTTAGGGATAGTTATTCTATAGCAGCAGCAATAAAGGCTTTGCTTAAAGAAATAGACCCTACTCTTCAGCATGAAGCAACTGCCGAATATAGTCGCTTTTTGTATGATACAACCGTACCAATGTCGATGGCAAGATTTTATGTACACATAACACAAAAAACAAATATACTTAAAGGTGAATATGACCAGCCCGCTCAAAAAGCAGAAGTATCATTAGAAGATATAATGAAAATGCTTCGTGATTGTTTTAGATGTTATTGGTATATAGAAGATGGTAAATTTAAGATTGAACACATAAGTTTCTTTATGAGAGGAGGCTCATACTCTTATAATACAAATGTTCAGCTTGATTTTACTAAACTAGTAGACCAGTTTAACAAAAAGCTATCATCGTATTTTCAATCAGAAGTAGAATATGATAAAACAGACCTAAACCAACGATATGAATTTGGCTGGATGGATGACGTTACTGATTTGTTTGGTGGAGTAACCATAGACGTTAAATCTAACTATACACAGAAAGATAAAACAGAAGAAATAAATATAAGCCAGTTTTCATCTGACGTGGATTATATGCTATTTAACCCATCTAATTTCTCAGATGATGGCTTTGCATTATTATGCCCTGTTAAAAATGGCTCCTCTTTAGAATTGCCCATAGTTGAAACACAGTTGGTAGATGAAAACGGTGATACATATAATGCTGTAATTCAGAATTTCTATGCAGCTTGGGCATATCTTGTGCGCTTTTATATGTATGATATGCCTGCATCAAATCTTGACTGTAATGTGCTTGGAGATTTATATGCGAATGGTGTAAAAATGTGTATGAAGCATACTATAGAATTTCCTACTGAAGAAGATTTGGATGAACTTGAATTGATTAAAACCACTATAGGAAATGGCAAAATAGATGAGATTTCTGTCAATGTAAATACTCGCCATGCTAAAGTAAGATTACTTTATGTGCCTCAATAAAGCTGTGTGTTAAAAATTATTAAGAAATTTTCTTATATAGATTTTTATTTGTAAATTAGCAGCATGAAGTTAGTGAATAATAACATATCGCCATTGCCTTTTTACGATAATCTTGCACTGCAAAATCATCGTAAAGATTATGCTTTTGGCCAGGTTTATCCGCTAATAACCTATAAGAATATGTTATTGCCTTTTCAAGTAGTTCTTGCCAGTGGAACAGCTATAAATTGGGTGAGATTGTATAATTTCAATACGAGGGCATATACTACTATAACAACGAGTATGAAAGAAAATGGCTTAGTTATTAAGTCATATACTAACTTTAAGCTTCTTAAATATCCTGGTACTCTTCCTATAGTTGAAATAAAGCATGAAGGTTTGTATTATTTAGCTATTTCAATATCAGGCTTAGGAACAATATACTCTGACGTATTTACTGTAACTAACAAAGTGGATGATTATCTGCTTCTTGAGTATTACAATTCATATAACTTTGAGCTTAAAAATGGTATAGTAGATTTTTCTGACAATTTCAAATTTAAGTGCTACTTGAATACACAAATCGGTAAACCTGAATATGATTTTGAGGAAGAAGCTACTGAGCGGATGGGCTATACGTTTATTGAGAGCCAAGTAAGCAAAAAGATTTATAAGTTTACGTTTGTTGCTCCAGAATATCTATGTGATGCTCTTAGAATTGTAAGGCTGTGCGAAAGCAAACAAATTACAAGTAAATTGCAGACTTATGATTTGACAACATTTAGTATGGAGCCTGAATGGGAAGACCAAGGAGATTTAGCTGCAGTCGAGTGTGAATTTGAAACTGATACTGTCATAGCTAATATAGGCGGGTATGAGCCTAAATTGGCGGGAGGTGATTTTAATAATGATTACAATAACGATTATAAAACAGAGTAAAAATGGCTAATTGGCAAATACTAAAAACTGCTATTGCTAATGTTATAAAGACAAACGGCAACCAAGAGATAACAGGGAAAGTTTTGCAGAATATCCTAACTACTATTATTAGTAATTTAGGGGAAAATTCCACTTATGCGGGTATAGCAACTCCTGACACAAATCCGGGCAATCCGGATGGAAATATATTCTATATAGCAGCAGAAACAGGAAGCTATCCTAATTTTGGAGGTAGTAAAGTAATAACAGATAATGAAATAGCCATTTTTAATTTGGAACATGGCTCTTGGATTAAATATTCTATTCCGGTAATTAAAACAAGCAGGGCTGCGCAAATAGAAGCGCAACAGAACTATTTATTTGCAGTGGCTACAAGCCGTAACGCAAGTATAGTTGCAGCGGGATATTATCAGGCATTAATTGATGCTTATATTCCATTAACACCGATAGCGGGGGCAAAGTATTATCTTACGGTCTTAAATAAGGCAAGTAAGACATTTTCATTATACTATACTACAACTGGAGAATTAAGTGGTAATACTAATGTGTATGACTTTAAAGTGGACTCTATCTACGGCGATTACACTTTAATGAAAACAAAAGCCAATAGTAATGCTTGGGTCATAATTAATTGGAATAAGTTAATCAGCAATGTAAATGGATATCACGAAGGAATGGAACTGAATCCTCGTGTGTTCAAGAATCCGAACTATGATAGCCTATTAGCAATGATTAATGCGGCTAACTCAAATATAAGTGACATTAATAGTGACATTTCAGAAATAAATGGCAGTATAAATGAAACAGATAGCGCGATAGAGGCTCTTATAAGCAAATTAGGCTTGACTTATTCTGGCTTTACCTTAAATGAAACTTTGCCTAAAACGGCAATATCGGAACGTGGAGAAACATTCACAAGTTCTTTGGGAAAAAGTACAGTACTGAAATTATCCACGGAGTTGAAAGATGGAACAGCGAGCATATTTCTGAAGTTTAATGGTTATAATATAGGTAATAGCTATTATGCAATAAAAGGTCATGATGGAAAAAATCTAAAAGTTGAAAAGCCCACCCAAGTAGATACAGAAATATCATTCACAGGAGACGTATCAGAGGTTTGGATTGTTGTAAGTTCAGACGATACAAGTTATTCCGGCTATGTATTGTCTGGGGACGTTCACATAGAGATACCGCCTACTGATTTTTCAAGCATAATAAACACTGTAATTTCGGAAGATACGCTTACCGGATTATTAGTGGCTGGTAGGAGAACAAACCTTGAAACGGGTGCGCTACAAGGTACAACCATGTTTTCATATTATGAATATGCGATACCAAAAGGGGCATTGAAAGTAAAAACGAAATTAACCACATATACAAATTGTGGACTTTGCTTCTATGGTGAGGATGGGGCATATATTAGTGGCCTTAATGCGACTACCGCAGAGGGCGGCGGAGTAACAGCTAATTACAATGGGAAGTATTATGAAATTGATATACCAAAAGGGGCAGCATCATTAAAAAACTCGGTACTAACAACAGGGGACAATAGTTATTGGATTGCATATACTGCTGGAGATATGACATTTATTTTTGACAACTTGGAAATCCGTGTTCAAGAACGGATTGATGAGATAAATGAACAAATTGATTTGCTAACAAATCCAGTTTATTTACCTACATTTCCGCAAGTAGCCAATTTTATGCCTCCTAAAAAGACATTGACTGAGCAAATAAATATATTATTTATTGGTTCGTCTTGGCTTATAAATACTTATTGGTATCTTAACAAGATAACACAAGCGGCAGGAATAAACGCATATATAGAAACGGCCTTTATTGCAGGGGGTAGTTTTAGCCGATGGATAGAAGCGTATAATAATGATGCACAAGTTCCGGGGTATTCTTCGGAGAATGGTTCTAATTGGTTAGATGTAAGTAATACATTAAAAAGTCTGTTTGCAAAAAAAGATTGGGATATAGTATGCTTCCAACAAGGAGCGTTAGTTGGTCGGATTTGGACGAATTTTGAGGGCTATTGGAAAGACTGGTTATCTATTATCAGAAGAAACATTAACTCCAAAGCCATTTTATGTTATAATGCGGCATGGACTCCCGCAATCAATATTGATGGTATATATACTCCGTCAAAAATGGCAGATTTAACGCCATATAGCAATGACAGGGATGGTCAGACGTTATGGCAAAAAGACAATAACGAAAACATAGCCAAATTTACGACATTAGCAGGGCTGCAAAACTTTATTGCTCCTTGCGGAGCAGCAGTATATGCGGCACGTAGGAACAATTTGTTGAAAGACGATAACCATGATTATACAGATGACGGCATCCACCTTAATAGCGGTATGCCTACTTATATTCCTGCTGCTACATGGTATGAGACATTTCTTGCTCCGATTTATGGAATCTCAATTGACACTATTACTTGGATTCCTGACGGAGAAACTCAGAAATGCGCAGTATCTTGGGATAATTATACAGCTATGACGGAACAACACAGGAAAGAAATTTGCAAAATTGTAAAACTTGCTGCTTCTGATAGATTAGGGCTTAGAGTTTTGTGATAATTATTTTTCAAATAAGATATTATCCGTATATTTGCAGCGAAATTAAAACTAAATAGCTATGGACGAAAAAGTAAAAGAAAGCGTACTCGCGTTGCTGGATGCAGCCGAGGCAAAGTTGAAAGCAGGTAACCCTTAATTTCGGCATATTATAAAGAATATATCTCCTGCACAGAAATATAGATAAATAACTTAATTATTAACTTTTAAAACATTTTCAAGTATGGAAAATTGTGTTGAGAAAATCTATTGTTGCGACAGAGGCGACAATGACAACGCCCTAGCAGCAGCCATTCTGGCAGGTAATAACCGCAGAGACGATTGGGGCCCTATGGCCGCCATGATGGGTGGAGGTATGAACAACTGGATGAACAATCCGTTTGCTTATCTCATGTTCATGGCTCTGCTCCGCAATGGAGGCTTTGGCTTTGGTGGGGATGGCGCGGGTGCTGCTACCCAGGGTATCGAAACTCAGGCTCAGCTTAATGCTATCCGCACTCAATTGCAGGACAATCAGAATGCTGATTGTATTAAGTCTGCTATTCAGGGCAATGGCTTTGCTCTTAGCCAGTTGGCACAGACTCTTAACATTGACTTCAACACTCTTCAGAAGTGCTGCTGCGATGTTCAGGCTGCTATTCAGCAAGTCGCTGGCCAGGTTGGCTTCTCTGCTGAGCGCGTTATCAATGCTGTTAACCTCGGTGACTGCAATGTTATCCAGGCTCTACAGAATTGCTGCTGCCAGACTCAGCGCCAGATTGCCGATTTCCGCGCAGATGTTCAGCTCCAGACTTGTCAACAGACTAGCGAACTCCGCAATGGTCAGCGTGACCTTGGCTTTGCAATTACACAAGGTTTCTCAGCTACTGCTTTCCAGGCTCAGCAAGATAAGTGCGATATTCTTCGTGCCGGTCAGGACAATACTCAACGCATCATCGACACTCTGAACAACCACTGGAAGGACGAACAGGCTCTGAAAATTCAGGACCTTAAGTTCGAGCTTTCTCAGGAGCGCCAGAACAACTATTTCGCTCGTCTCATAAACGGCGGATGCGGCTGTGGTGGTAATAGCTGCGGATGTGGCTGTGGCCAGTAATGTTTAACCATTAAACTGTAAAGATTATGGTTACATTATCGCCAGTAGGCTTAGCCGCTGCTCCTGTGGCAAATCAAGTTTCGTTCTTGGCCACATTTAAGGAGAAATTGTGTCGTTGTGTTTGTGCAACTTCTACAAATCAACCGTTTGCGACTGTTACTTACAGGAATGAAACGCCTGTTCTTAACGGAACTACAGTATTCGTGCCTATTGTAGCAACAATCACGATTACTACTCCAAATGCTTGCAAATGCCAAGCTGAGACACAGGTAATCAATGAACGGTTTGTGGTTGCATTCCAAGGTAGAACGACGCTTCCTACATCTGTTACTATCAACCAGCTTGGAATGACTCAAGGACTTATTAAGATAGTATGCGGAAAATCCAACTGCTATGCTATCAATAGCTCATTGAGCGTTTCTATTCCAGCTGAACCAGCAGTCTAATTAATTGAGGGTACTTAGGGAAGTTTTATACTTCTCTGAGTGCCCTCTTTTTTATTAACAATTCAAAAAGATAAGCTATATGTTGTTATTCAAAGATATAAAGCAGAATTATCCTGTATACATTCTTGATACACAGGAATTTAGCCTTATTCAAGGCAAAGCCACTCAGGTATCGTTTCCTCGATTAGAAATGAACCAGAAGACTGGCAAAACAGAGATGGTAGTAGATGTTACTATAGAGGCCAATGGAAAAATGGCAACTTACGCTATTCCTGAAAGCCATTCAGTTACCTATGCCGGGCATCTTGTTCTGTCAACAGAAAAATCTGGATTGACGAGTGAAGTTGAAGCTCAAAAGGCAAATGCTGAACAGGTTTTGGCTTCTGCTTCTAAAGCTCAAAGTATAATTGACAAAGCTCCTTCATTGCTTGCAGAGCTTAATCCTATGTATAAGGAAAAGCAAGAAACAGAGCAGCGCTTTGGCAAAATTGAAGGCTCTATTGGCGAGATGAAAGAACTCATGAAAAAGCAGCAGGAAATGATGGAGAATTTCATCAAAAAATTTGAAAGCTAAAAGTTATGGGACACAGATTAAAATGTATCATAGTAAAGCATCATACGTGCGACCATGATAAGGAGCACGAAGATGAAGAGGATGTAGTAGTAGAAAGCAGAATAGCTACTCCTCATGGTGAGCATAAGGTCAAATTCGATTTACCTTACGAGCAAACAGCGAATGCTCTTATGTCTGCTAAAGGATATTCTGAGTATGTCAAAAAGCACGGCTATCACTTTACAGATGCTCTTGCAGAGCACGTAAGTAAAATGATGGTAAATGCTAATGGCCAACAGCACTCTTGGACTGCAAGCCAAGTCAAAAAGTCTATGGAAAGTTTAGGATTGAGCATTCCTGGCAAAGTAACAACAGGCGATGTTACCTATGCGGCTAATATGGCTTATGCAGATTTCTATCCAGACCCTCTGAAAGATGAGGCTGCATGCTTAAGGTATGCTCATAAAGTAGCCAATGACCCAGATGGGTATGATGGCATGATTTTCTGCAGATGGACTGCTGACGCAATCGGAAAAGCAATCAAGTTGGACTGGGAAAAATTTGTATAGTATGTTAGAACTGATTGAAGCAAAGAACTTTGACGGACTAATGTTTTTCATAGCTATTAGAGTTGGCATTATTTTAATCTGCTGGATTTTCATGATACTAAGCAGTATCGTAGACTTCTGGAGTGGAACAACGACAGCAAAAGCACTTGGCCAAGCGTTGATGTCGCATGGATTTCGTAGAACAATTACAAAAATCGGCGATTATGTAAGGCTGATGCTTTTTGCTCTTATGTTTGATATACTTGGAAGCTTATTATCATTCTATATAATTCCATTTGCCACAATTCTATGCACTATAGCTGTAATCTATATTGAAGGTAAATCTGTTGTGGAAAATAGTAAACGCAAAAAGGCTCATGCTGCAGATGTACCTGATATAGTAAAGAAGATTGTGCAAGCAGCCACTGCAGAGCAAGGCCACGAAATACTTAATGAAATAACAAAAATAATCGCCTTAAACGACAAAAAGAAATGAGAAAGATAAATAAAATCATAGTCCATTGCTCTGCTACTCCTGAAGGACGAGATGTTAAAACTGAGACCATACGAGATTGGCATGTGAATGGTAATCATTGGAAAGATATTGGTTATCACTATGTGGTTGAGCTCGATGGCTCTGTTCATAAAGGCAGAGATGAAAGTGTAGTTGGAGCCCACTGCTCAGGTCAAAATGCAAATTCTATAGGAATATGCTATGTAGGAGGCGTTGCTAAAGACGGTAAAACTCCTAAAGATACGCGCACTGAGGCTCAAAAGCAATCTTTACTCGAATTGCTGAAAAGCTTAAAGGTAAAATACTCAAATGCTACTATTCATGGACACAGAGAATTTGCAGCTAAGGCATGCCCCAGCTTTGATGCTAAGTACGAGTATAAAGACCTCTGAAGCACATAAAAGCCATTCTCGC